TGCGGAGTGGTGCGGCGGAAAATAGTAGCACCGAAGCCCGGGACTGTCGGGATATAATGCAGCGGCTCAAGCAGTTCCCCGTACGTCTTCCCGGACCCGGCAGCGCCCCCATAAATAGCGATATCGGCGGGTGTGGATAGAAACGCTTCCTGAGGCCCTGCCTGCGGGCGAATGTCGATTTGTTGTGGTTGCGGTGCGGTTGCCGCCATCATTTCCCGGCCTTCCTGCCATTATCGGGCACGTATACCACGACCGTGGACCCGGCACCGGGTGCATTCCCACCTTTCTGTGGATCCTTGAATGACCCCAGGACCCGGCCTTTCAGTTCGATCTGCTTTTCCCTCCGGGCCAGACCGAGCAGCGCGATCTTCGGGTCATAATCAGGATTCGGGATCTCAATTCCGTTCGCGTCCCGGATCGTCTTCTTGATAGCGTTGCTGATGATGTACCGGGCGATCTTCTCGGATTCGTGGACTTCACCAAGCAGATCATCAGCATCGGCAATTTCCTGTGCTTTGGCAGCCTGCTTGATTTTAGCGATCACATGACCGTTTTTGACATGCCGCGATAGGGCATCATCTGATACGCGGAACTGCCGCGCGATTCCGCGAATGCTGGCACCATCAGCGACGAGCGCTTTGTCTATCTCGTGCCGCGCTTTGTGCTGGCAAATGGTGCACTTTGGGGCCATTCAAGAGCCCCCGCTGGAAAACAGAATAGCGGAAAATCGGGTCACTTATTGCATTATTGGAGATTGGGGTATAAAAAGGATATGGTTGCCTAGATGGATCGTGCAATGGTGAGGTTATGCTTGTTTCATAGCCTCAATGGCGCTTGCAGAGATCCGGTAGTGCCTGCCGAATAGGACCGCCTTGATCTTCCCGTTGCCGATCCATTCCCGGATAGTACGGTCTTTGACCTTCAGCGCAGCGGCTACTTCTGCCACGGTGTAATACTGTTCCAGCGCCGGGGTGGTCATAAGTTCACCAGCGCCATGTCAATGGTGAATTTACCGCCGAACGTACCTTCTACGGTGAGGGTTTTCTTATTGATTTTCAGTACTTTCTTTTGGTTGAAACATCCTGCATTGACCATATCCCCTACCTTCACGGATTCCCGGATCTTCTGGCGGTGCGCCTCATGCCGGGCTTCTGCATCGCCTTTGATGGCTACGGGCCGGGACAACCGTTCCGCCACACGGGCCAGATGTTGGCCTTCCTGATATGCGGCACACGCTTTTGAGCTGAGGCTTTGCATCCGCTCGATATCCCTTTCATGCCGGCGCTGTGAGTGGTGACCGCATAGGACCGGCTGCCCGAATGGGATCATATCCGCTATTCGGTGTTCTTTTTCAAACAGTGATTCTGCCAGCGCCGATTTCTTTTCAGCACGGCCCCGGATCCGTTCGGCTTTCCGGTCTGCTTTTGCCTGACGGTATGCCCGTAGTGCATCCCCTGTGAGCGGTTCAAAGACATTGTCCGGGGCTTCGCTGTCAAATACTTCGATTTTCCGGGTGCCAATCAGCGCGGCAACCTGATCCCGCTTTGATTCCGGTACGATGTACTGCTTTTCTTCGTGCTGCCATTCCCCGCCCAGAGCACGGATTTCATGGCGGATCTTGTAGGTATCGCCGGAAAGGGTGATGACGGGGATCATGCTGTGACCCCCTCGACCCTTATGTACTTAAGACATGCACGGTATGTTTTTGTGATGCTTTTTGACCGGGGAACTTTTGACATGATTTCATAGCGTTGCATCGGGGTCATATTCCGCCAGGTGATTTCTTCAACCGGGATTTGTGGCATTTCACTTTGCATACTACATCATATGCGCCATAAGTATATAAACGTATCTTAACGTATGTCAACACACATCAAAAAGAGGGGGATTATTGTATCAGTTTGATCTCTTGGCCGGGGAACGTGTCCAACTTCGGAAGATAGCAACTTCCGCCATACTGCTCATTGATAATCTGGGTGAAATGCTCCTGCCAATACTCCCGATTAAATCCCGTCTTTGAGTGGCAGGAATGACATAAGGCAACAAATAGAGGAATGGAATTGTCGCAGCACGTTTTCTTATTGAAATTTACGTGGTGAACGTGCAACTTAACGCCATTCTGCGGTGCTCCGCATTCAACGCATTTATGGCTGAAGAAAGACCGAACCCTTTCTCTGAACTCGTTATTAAATTTCGGGCAGTATGGCTCGAAGGATATGCCGCCCTTCCAGAGGTTGCACTTCTCGCCACGGTTTGCCAGACTTAATTTTAATCGGGTTTCTGGTGACGGGTTGTGTTTTCCTTTGTTAGATTCACTTGATTTTCTCTTTGATTCCTCTCGGTGATGTGTCCCGTATCTGGGATTGTTCTCACCCCGGTTGAGTTCACTCAATTTTTCCCGCGTTTCCGAGGATACTTGTTTGCCTTTTTGAGCGGCCCTCATCCGTTCTCGGGTTTCGGGAGATGCTTTTTTTCCCAGACGTGCCGCCCGTAGTTTTTCTCGCTTTATTCTGTCTTTCTCTGGATCGGCGCACACTCCACGCATTTAATCGCCCTCCAAAAGAACCGGCATCTTGTTAAAGGTGGTCTTATAGCGTTCAAGACAAACTGCCACGTACCCGGGGTCCACTTCCACGCCCCGGCACTTCCTCCCTAAATTCTCGCATGCGATCATGGTGGTACCGGATCCGAGGAATGGCTCATAAATTGGTGATTCTTTATTTGAGAATGCGGTTATAAACCACGCTGCCAACTTTACAGGAAACACCGCGGGGTGATCTATACTTTCTGAATTGGGGGAGATCTCGATCACATTTCCCGGTCTGGCAATCCCTTTCTTTGTTTTTCCACCCACGGTTATATTCCCGCTTTTTCCTTGTGACGGGTTTGTCGGAGAATATTCTCGTATATTCTCCGACACTGTTCCAACATCCAGAGGGTTAAATATAATCTCCTTGTTTTTTGAGAACTGAAAACACGGTTCAAAGTCATTTCTAAACCGGTTATTCCATCCTCCCGGTATGCCTTTGTGATACCAGATCAGATCGTCAATATATCTGAATCCAATCTCCTCTTTTAGTGCGATTACAAGTTTTTTCACATAGAGGATTCTTTCACCATCATCACAATTCTCTTTTATATTGAGAATGAAACTGCCTTTATCAGAGAGAATATTTTTTATATTTTCTGCAACGCCTGAGAACCATTTAACATACTTCTCTGGGGCAATGCTGGCATATTGTCCTTTTCTCTGTTCTGCATAAGGTGGGCTTGTAAAGCATAGATCCGCCTTCTCACCCTGCATCACCCGCTCAACAACCGCCGGATCCGTGCAATCCCCGCAGATCACCCGGTGATCGCCGCATTGCCACATCTGCCCCAGCTCGGTGCCCCACTCTTTCCGCAGTTCCTCCGATCTTGATATCTGCGGTTCGGCGTCTAATGGCTCATCGTCCTTGTGGAGATCCCTGAGCATCCCGTCAAACTCAATATCATCAAACCCGGTGAACTCCAGCATATCATCGAGTTTCAATTCCTGCAAGTTGATCGTGAGTTGCCCGATATCCCAATCACCCTGTGCTTTGTTCAGGGCAATATTGGCAGCGTTCTCCTCTTGCTCAGACAGTTCCTTGAGATCCGCTTCTGCAAAGGCCCACGTATACGCCCCGAGCGCCACGGTGTACAGTTCAGTGTATCCCTGCGAATCCAGGACTTTAATTCTCTGGTGGCCACCCAGGATCTTCCGGGTGCGGGTATTGAAGATGATCGGGTCCAGTTGCCCGAACTTCTCCACGCTCTTATTGATCTTCTCAAACTCCGGATCGCCTTTCTTGAGATCCTTACGCGGATTCTTTGCATCCGGTATCAGGTGCGCCAACAGGATTTTACCGAGCCCTGCCGGGATTGGTTGCTCTTTAAGTGGATTTTGTTTCATCGTTTACCTTCGCTTATTTCCCGCATTACCTTTATTTCGTGCTCCATTACTGCGATGCAATCCAGTTTTTCCAGTACCTGCATCTGCAAGTTCAGCACCGAGTCCTCTAATTTCCGGATCCGCTTCGCGCCTTTGGCATCGCTGAGGGTTACGCCGGGTTTCACGGCATCGCCCACATTTTTTTATGATGGTAAATCGGGTAATTCAATGGATGATAAATTCTCAGGTAGATCGTGAACGGAGTTGATATCTTAAAGTGCTTTGCGACTTCTTGAAAGATCTTTCCTTCCGGATCGGCATCTCCATATTCGGGATTATTGGTCGTTATCCCGGAGCCAGAGAATTGCATTAATTCGGATTCCCTGCTGAAGGGAGTTCCTTGGAATATTGTACCTTCAAAATCGATTATCCAGCCGGTCATACCCAGTTCCTCTCACTCAATACGCCTGTATCCTCAGCGTATCGCTCGCAGTCCGCCGGCTTCTGCTGTTGTCGCTGCTGGAATAGCCCCGGGCAGGTTGTTTCGTGCCGGCATGATTGGCAGTTTGCGGTCATCGTATCCCCCTCATGCGCATGGTTTTGTAGATCTGGCGATCGGTGATTTTTGGTTTCTGCGGGCGGCTGAGCCGGTCCAGCTGCGCTTTGAGGTCTTCAAACGAGAGGGTCGATTCTTCAACAGTGTACCGGAGAGTTCCCATACCTTGTGTGAGTGCGTCTATGGCGGCAGCGGTCGATCTCGTAGCCTTTTCAAACGATGGCGAAACTTCGATATCAGTCACATCCGCGATCACTTCGCCACCTAATGATAGTGTTGCGGTCATGTGAATGCTTCCAGCTCTGAAAGTTTGATCGGATGTCCTTCAAGAATTGTGCTTCTCACGGACCTCATGAGATCCTCATCGTTCTTGAACGCACAATACCGGGCCGGGTACGGGCATTTTTCAAGGAGACCGTGAGGCCTTCTCTTTGTGTCCCAGACAGGACAGTAACTACGCATTCCAGCAAGAGCGATCGGATCGTTTGGCTCCCTCTTTAGTTTTTCGCAGGGATCTATTTTTGCGGTCATAGACGCAACCGGCCGGTTTGACCCGGCGAGGATCCCGTATCAGGGGCCCACCTCATATGATTTTCGGTTGCAAATATACTGTCCCTGTCAGAGATTATTTATTGAAGGTGATATCTTTTACGCCACAATCTTGTGAGAGATGAGAGGGGGCAAAGACAAAGGTGCTGCAAAATGCCATGCGTGGAACTTCAGGATGTCGTTTGGTCTTATAGCGATACTTTCTTTGACAGGGGGATGGCCCGCGTCCGGAACTGTGAACCGGAAAGGGTAGCATACGGGCCGGGAGTTGATTTGTTTCCTAGGGTTTTCGTGCAATCCTCACACCCGACAGTGATGGATCCGCCGTAATGTGAGGTAGGGGGCCGGCTCCTTTTGACGGAGAGCGCCATGCTTGACTGTGTCACGCGGCCCCGGTTGTTCATTAAGCGATACCTGCCACTTTCAGCCCGCCATATCCCATTATGAGGGCTGCCACGGTAGGCCACTGACACTTTACGACATTGGCAACCATTGCGGACGTGTTGAAGTACTGCGCTTCATCCTGCCAGAGCGTCGGGCAATCGGGCACCTGCCCGAGCGTGGGAGCCTTGAATCCCGCTGAGATACCGGCAAGGAAGATATGCCACTCACGGTACGTCGAGCAAAAACCATCGGTTTCACCTGTGAACTTCCCGATCAGTTTCCCGAGGAACATACCTTCAGCACGCTCGCCGGGGCTGTCGTACGGGTCGTACTCGTAGCCGGGCCGGCCGGTGACAGTAGTCGTTACTGGTACTGAGTACTGGCCGGGGTGTGTGATGGTCCCTTTATACGATGTTGTCGGGATACTTTGCTCGGCTG